ATATCTTTTGATTGACATCTCCAGGAAGTAAACTCAACCATGCATTATTTACAGCGTTTCTAAACTTCCGAAGGTTCTTTGCGGTATCATACCAATTCATGCCCGCAACGGTATCAGCCGGGGTAGTCGCCCCTGAAAATGCCGACTTCAACGCTGCAAAATTGTTCTCTACGTTCTGCATGTCTGTCTGGACGGCGTGGTCGGGGGCAAAAACATTGTCAGTATAATCCTGGCTCATTTTATTTCCTCCTTGAATTCTGCCAAAGCCTGTTCAACCTCAATCATCTTTGCTTTTTTGGCATTGTGATTGTCTCGTATCTTTTTGGTTTTGGCTTTTAATTGGGTTTTGAAGTCCTTTTTATTTTTCCATGTTACACAGGTAGTCTCTAAAACTTCTCCTGTTTCATCAGTCACATGGATGTAGACCACATGGCCTTTTCCATCGTTTACAATTTTATCTACTTTATATTCAATCATATCAGCTCCAAAACGCGGCTTTCATGTTTAATTTTTTAATGTAAAGTTGTGAATCAGCCTGCGGATCCGTGATAGAAATTTCAACCTGAACGTACCGCGCGGTGAATTCAGGAGATAGAATCTGGAAGAAGTCTGCCTCAAAAGGATAGACCCCGGTAGACGTCCCCCACTTAATTTTAGCGTTCAGAATAGCCGCCACGTCAGGGGTGGTTAATTCAAACCAACGAGTATTCGAGTCGATCTTATCTGCCCACGTTGTCGATCCCGGGAATATTCCCCCCCACGAAGTCGCGGATGACGTGAAGACTGTCAAAAAATCACCCCAAACCCTGACTGTCTTTTCCGAACCTAAATCATATTCTGGAGATGTCCATGTACCTGTGAGAACTCCGTCTGTGTGACTGCATTTCAGGCAATCATCGCCGCTATACAATACATATTCAGTATTGTCATGTGTCCCGATTCCGTTGTAATCCCATGACCAGGTATTCTTATCACTATACCCAGGCGGATAAAAAACGGTCACGGAGGCGGAAACAGGGTTTTCGGAATAGTTGCCGCTATTGTCTTTCGGGGAACACCAAAGAGTAAAAGTCCCAGGCTTCACCCCGGAAAGGCGAAAATTCGGTGTCTCGTTTGAGGCCATGAAAATACCCCCAGCCCACGAATCACCTATACGCAGCTCATATACAGAGACATCGGGATTAGTTACTTTCTCTCCGTACACGCTAATGGTGTCACCCGCGGCGGTCGCAACGATATTAACCATGCTGTCAGGGAGTGCTGTTTTCCCAAAAATATATTGAGATATTGTATAAGCAGAGTCAAAGTTTTCCTTCACTCCGAAAATTGACACGGAGCGGATTTTCATGTAGTACGTTTCGCCCTCTTCAACCGGATCGAGAATGTAGTCTGAGGTTGCCTTCGTCATAAATCTATATTCCCCGGATCCTATTTTCACCCAGATTTCGGCGTAATCCCAGAATGGATATGAGATTACAGGAGGCGGATCAAAGTCAATCTTCCACCGGGTGAAGCTTCTGTCCCGATAATAATAGACCTCCTCTTCTTTCGTCACATTGATAACGGGTTGAACCGCCGCGGAAGGACTCAAAAGATCAGTGATGAAAAGATTCTGATCGTCAATATCATAATCATCGTTATATAACGCGTCGTCTTCTTGTAATAAATTCAGAGCAACGTTACCATCCATTGTTATCTGATTTGATTCAACTCTGTAGAGAGGCTTCGTCCCGCTCGTCCATCCAGGCATTCTATGTGTGATTTCTACCAAGTCCATCGGCTCCAGGGACATGGCCTTATTCCCGGCTGTTAGACTAACGATATTCCCCCACCGTGCCCGCTCAAGATAATAATAAGACATGGGTATGACCTTCGCCAAGGAATCTAATCCTAATAACTCGATCTGTTGTTCCCGATAATCGCCTTCTGTGTCGTAAGCATCGTCATCCTGGAATACTTTTTCGTCCTGTGTGTAGTTCTTGTCAGCGGAAAAGAAGGTCGCCTTGATTGCGTTCGGCCGTGAGAATAATGTGGCAGAGGGCTCTATCTCAATCGTGCTTTCACTTCCGGTCTGAATAATATCGTCTTCTGTAAATTGCATTACAACCGATTCTTCCCGTGTATCCCGGAACTTCAGCTTAAATTTGTTTTCGGAATAGATTATTTCACTACGCCCGTTTACCAGCAGGGACGCAATATTGTCCTCTATGGATTGATTCCGTTTAATGGGCATATTGCAATTCCATCCATAGGTATCATAATAATCAGCGGCATCACGAAAAGAGGCCAAATCAATTCGAGTAGGATCAAGGCCCTTCCCGCCACGAGTACTTGGACGGGTCAATAAATCATAAATACAGTATGCCAGATTATCGGTATAAACCTCCGGCATGGAATCATAATTACTTTCTGTCGTAAAATCCTTGACCTTACTACCCTCCAAAATCACCGTTATATCTGGGACCGATGAAAACTTGTCCCGATCATATTCAAACCGGCAATAAAGATATGCTGTGTACCTCTGACAATCTGTCCAATCTGGATAAGCAGTATGTAGTGTCGCGCAGACGTTTTGTGTCGCAGTTCCGGTGAAGAACTCGTAATAGAAGTTATCTTTGTAATCTGATTCTGTGTATATCACCCCGTCCAGAAAGATTTGATCTACACCGCCTGACTGATAAATTCCTTCTACCGGGCCCTCACTTAATCCTAAAATCAAATGCAAATACTTATTGTCTGTGCCTGTTGTTGTCGCAAAGACCTGGTTCCCCCCGACACGAGTCTTGCCATAAACAATCGGAAGTACCTCTTTAGTTGATCTGGTGTTGACCAGCCGCCCGGCATCTTCTTCTTTTTCTGCCGCAAAAGAAGGCGCCTTTTTGCCCGCAACGCTGATTGATTGGACGATTGAAATGGCAACCACAGCCCAACCAATCCATTGACCAATTGTCATCGCAGCGATATAAGTACCTACTGCTGGCATTTCAGCCTCCTCGCCATAACTGGGACAAATACATCCCCCAAAAGATACGTCTGGACTCCATCTTCTTTCGACGCGGCCAAGGCTTTGTTGGCTCCAATATAGAGCGCGGGGAATTTAGATGATTTGTATTGCACAATAACGATATCTCCCTTCTTTAAGTGTTCTACATCCGCCGGTTCACCTATCGTTTCAAAGAGTTCGATCATGTCCTTGATGGCACTCTCGGGGTCTCTCTCCCAGTAAGCCATGTATGTATCAAGATTCCATTTCTTGAAGCTATTTGGCACGTCAATTCCAGCATCGGTATAAAAACTATGGAGAAATCGAAGACAGTTATACTCTCCGAATGGTGCCCCGATATATTTTCGTGTCAAAATACCGAAGTTTTTCAAGTCGTCTTCCCCCAATATATCTGTTTCTCCATGAGGTCGGGAAGCCACCGGAATCCGCTGAAATTATCCGTGTTGCCCAAAGCCAAGCATCTGGCGTATCCCTGGTCACACCATGTCTCCCCTCCAGTGTATCCGCATTCGGTGCTCTTAAAAGGCCACCTACAGGCGGACTGGTATGTCCTTAATGTCTTCTTGTTCCACAGTACAAACTCATTCACAAGAGTTATTGACGCTTTAGGTTCTGTCAGTTTCCACGTTGACACCAAGCCCTCAAAGATCTTGAAGGTCTGATCTATAATCTGATTATCAGAATCGAAAAAGCCCACCTTTAGAGTCCCCCACTTATTCATGATGTCCTCATTCAAAAAGACAGCGGACATCTGCAAGTCAACATTTCCTATTTCAATTTCAACTTTATCCACGGAAGACTTCGCACTGTAGTTTACCGCTGAAATTGAGAAGGGCATTGTTTCAAACTTGTTACTCTCATAGCCTTGCTCAAGTATTAACTGATCCCCACTTTCCGTTATGAGCCAATCCCCTGCTTCCGTTGTCAATCTTAAATAATTCTCAACCCCCCACAAATCGACATCGCAGTCCGTGTACCGGAGAGTCGTATTGAAATCCAACTCCAGAAACCAGAACATCTTGCCCTCTTCGCTTGAAAGAGCAGCTTCTATGAATGAAGATAAGTCTCTCATGCAGGTGACAACCCCTTAAGTTTTATCCCGTAAGAATAAATTTGTTCAATAAATGTTTCCCGTGGTAATTTGTCCTCTGCGAATCTCGCCCTTATCCTCAAATAGCCAGTAAAATCAGCTGTAATAATTACCCCTTCACCCGGTGCCGTGTTATACTCGACCCTATCGCTGTCTGAATTCCTCCCACCGACCAAGATAGATGTACTTGTTGTCGCATCCACACCATCCGAATAAATAGTATGAGATACTGTCTCTCGTCCGGGAATATCGAATATTGTCGTAACCCCGTCCCCGGTTCCACAGTATTGCTTTTTATGATTGAATTTATGTTCAGGGAAAAGGGTAAAATCGTAAATATAAAAAGCCTCTTGTGCTCCATTACGGGCAAGGTAAAACTCCCATAGCGTCCGGGCGTCTGCAACCTCTAATTTTTCATATGCCAAAGTCACGTTATATTTCGGGTACATCTGTTTGCTTCTACGCTGTTCGCCACCACCATCGAATTGACTGATTAGCGTGTTGAATTCCGGTTCGACGGTTAAGGATTGGGTATCTATTTCAGGAAAAGCAGCCATTATACTGTACCTCTAATCGTATCCA